AACACGTAAAACATTAAAATAATGGCAAGAAAATTAACAATACAGCAAAGAGATACAGCAAAAGTGTTGGTAGCAGAGTATTACCGCAAGGGGTATGGTAGCCTACGTATAGCGAATATGGTATCTCAAAAACTGGATTTTAGCATAAGCCAGCCGACGGCTTTAGTAATGGTTAAAGAGATTACGGCTGATTTAAAGAAAGCGTACGAGGGGCAATTAGATGATTTATTTTGGGTGCAACTGGAGAAATATAATAACCTCGAAGCCGAAATGTGGGAGGCGTGGGAGTTAAGCAAACAGGTACGGCGCAAGGCTACCAGTAGGCGTAAAGGCGAGGCGGTTAATAATCCACAGAATAACACCGTAAGGAGTGTTAAGACCAAAGAGGTAAGCGATAGCGAGGAGTTATTAGATGGGCGTGGCGACCCACGTTATGCCTCCGTAATACTTGACTGCATTAATAACCGTATGGCGTGGCTGGGCAAACTCAAATTCGGCGTACAGGCGGACACACCGCAAAACGTTATTAACAATACGGATAACAGCGTTACGCTGGTTATTAACACACCATTAAGCCCAAAGATGCAGGCATTACGGGAGGCTGTTAAAACTATTAATGTAGAGGCACAGGAGTAAATTAAATAGTGTAACATAAAAAAAGTTACATACATTTGTAACATAAAAAAAGTTACACTATGTTACTCGAAAAATCACAAGTAGTTTACTTAATCTATAACCCCGAATTAAACATTACTAAAATCGGAATTGCCAGCAATGTCAATAATCGATTTTGTGGTTTAAGGGTGGCAAGTGGCTGTAATTTAGAATTATATTACCACTCTACCCCAATAGTAAACGCCGCAGTAGTGGAAAAGATAATGCACCGCCTTTATGAGCAAGATAAGAAGCTGGGCGAATGGTACTACACCGATAGGGAGGTGTTAAAGACTAAATTAATAAGTACAATTGCCGATTTAGGTACTAACGACAAAGTGGTAAGCCAGTACCTGCACGGGCTTTCAATAACCGAAATAGCACACGCAAACAACGTAACCCGACAGGCTATATTACGTAAAATAAAGGCTTTGGGTGTGGAGGGTAAGCAGGATGGAGAAAAGATAGCAGATGGCGAGGTACACCATTACGACGATAGTGTTTATTTGGATATTAAAAAAGAGTATAAATCGGCGTTTATGTTTAAGAAAATTGAGCCTAATTTATACCGTTCGGATAGGTATTACAAAGTAAGCATATACGCTGCAAAAAAAATTAATGAGCGGTATTTTATTAGTGAAAATGATGCCCGAAAATGTTTAACTTATTTTAAAAGTTTAAGCAATGGTTAAAGACATGGAATATAAGCAGATTGAGCTAAGTTTGCCGCAGTCGGACGTTTACTTTGCACGTACGCCGTTAGTGTTGGATATGGCGGGGCAAGGTTCGGGAAAGACTGAGAATATAGGAGTGCAAACTATTGAAGTTATACAGGTGGCTCCGAAGATTAAAGGTTTTATAGGGGCTAACACTTATATACAACTTTCACAATCTACGTTAACTAAAGCATTTGCATCGTGGGAAAAGTACAAAGGCTGGGTTGAATATGATAAAGATAATCCGCAAGGCTCTTACGTAGTGGATAAAAAGCCACCCGTGCACTTTAAAAAGTACCATAAACTCAAAAGCTATAACAATACTATTTCGTTTGATAACGGATGCCTCATCTTTACTGGCTCTCTAGACAATTACAAAGCACACGATGGTAAAGAGTTTGGCTGGGCTCATTTGGACGAAACAAAGGACACCCCTAAAGAGGCTATTACTCACGTTATATTAGCTCGTTTGCGGCAAATGGGGCTTTATTACAGGGTTGATAACCAGCTGGTATATTTCGAGGATAAGGAGCAAGCGGAGGTAATGGGATTAACGCCATTTAACCCGTGTTATATTCACACCTCGCCAGCATACGGTGGTGTAGATTGGCTTATAGAGTTATTTAGGCTTAATATAGGCGACCGCCCCAAAGAGATAAAGGAAACGCTACTAAACGTAGCCGATTTAGATTACTACCTATTACAGGAAGAAAACATTACAGCAGTTATTTACCAAACACACCATAACGCTAAAAACCTGCCTGCGGGATGGATTGAGAATAAACTCAAAACAATGACTAGCGACGAGGCTATGCTATTTGTGTACGGCTATCCGTTTAGCCGCACGGGTAACGAGTACTACAATGAATTTTCAATGCAAAAACACGTTATTAAGCACATACCAGTAAACTTTAAACAGATGCTTTATTTAACTTACGATTTTAACGTATTCCCCTATATTACTCAGATTGCTGCACAGATTGATAATGTTGTGCGATACTACAATGAGGATAGCGGTCAAAAAGTAGATTTTTTAGAAGACCAACACGTAGGCTATAAAGCTATAAACGTTATGAGGTTTAAGATAGTGAAAGAGTTCTGTATGAGACCGCCTGACAATGAAACTGAAAAGGGAGCGGAAACAGTAGGCAGTTGGTACACTCTTAACGGAGGAAACCAAAGCGTAAGGGTTTATGGGGATGCAGATGGACACGCTCGAATGAGAGGGCTTGGGTCACTGACCCAGTACAAAATAATAAAACGTATTATGCAAAAGCACATCGCCACCGAGATAGTGGCTAAACGCTCTAATATAGGGGTGTTGATGCGTAAAAAACTAATGAATCGAATATTTGCGGGTATTTACCCTGAAATTGAGTTTTATATAGCTGCGGAGTGTAAAGAAACAATTAGGGATTTGGAGTTTTTAAAACAAGACCCAAAGGAGGGCGGAAAGTTTAAGGAGAAAGTAGTAGACGAGACCACAGGCGAGAAATACGAAAAGATAGGTCACACCTCCGATGCGCTGGAGTACCTAATTTGCGAAATATTACGCAGTTACTTAAAGTATATTGATTAAATTTGAACCGAAATAATATTAAAATAATGGACTTAACAAAACAAATTCAGCTAGCCCGAACGCTTATTACAACGGGCGAAAAGCACGAGAACTACAATCGAGTATGCAACTTTGCCGATGAGTACGAGGCGCATATAACGGGCGAAGGGATAGATAAATACTTAAAACGGTACACTATTAGGGAAAGTGAAACAATGTTTGCCCAGCGGCTTTTACTAACAAACAGTATTAACCCAGCGGTAACGAACTCGCTAATGAAACCCTTTTACAAGATAAGTCGTAATAACAGTGTAATTAAGAAATACGACTTTAATGATGGTACTTTAAACGAGCGTATAGCGGTAATGCTTAACGATTTTAACGGGGATAAGGTAGATAATACTAACGGTCTAGATATGTGGCTAAATACCCGATTTGTGGAACTCACAGGAGCAGACCCTAACGCCTTTGTAGTGCTGGAATGGGATGCGGTAGCACCCACGGAAACTATTAAGCCTCGCCCCTTTGAAGTAAGCGCAAATGAGGCGTTTAATTTTGAATATAAAGGGCAGGAGCTACAATGGTTGCACGTTTGCGCTGAAATAACATATAATAAAAAAGTAGGGGGTAAGACAAAAGCCATAAAGGGTAAGAAATGGACGTATTATGGGCAAGGTTGGACTATCTGTTACGAGCAAATAGACGAGGCTTTTTTACGTGAAATAGAGTTTGCCCCAGCCCCTACTCAAGCAATAGAAAAGATAGGTGGTACGACCTACCTACTTACACCTTACGAAACTAAACTAAATTACGTGCCTGCTTTTCGAGTAGGCTATATGCGTGATACCAAGACGAAAGGCAAAAGTTATCTTAACCCTTTTAGTCCTGCGATGCCATACCTACGTAAGGCGTTAAAGGTTACCAGCGAGCTAGATATTACCATGACTGCCCACGCTTTCCCACAAAAAATGCAGTACGTACAAAAGTGCGAGGGTGTGAGTGCGACAGAGCCGTGCGATAATGGTAAATGCCCTACCCGTTCTAATGCCACGTGTACGGCGTGTAATGGTACAGGATTTAGAACCATTACCACAGCGCAGGAGGCTATTTATTTACCGATGCCCGAGAGCAAGGATGAGTTTTTGCCGTTAAATGATATGCTTGTTTATAAAAGTCCGCCTATTGATTTGGTTAAGTTTCAGCAGGAGTACGTGCAGAGCCTAAAGCAGGACACGCATTTAGCCGTGTATAATTCAAACATGTTTTTAGCAGCAGACCCGCAATTTTCCAAAACAGCTACGGAAATAGATAGCAATATGGATGGGATATATGATGCAATAGAGCCTTATAGTGAGAAATTTAGTAAGGTTTGGAAGTTCATAGTTTACACCTGTGCAGCTTTAGGAGGATTTAACCTCGAAAGCGATAAGTACGATTTAGTACATAACTTTCCATCAGACCCAAAGCTAAAAACGCTTACCCTACTATTGGCAGACCTCAAAACAGTAAATGAGAGTGAAGCCCCTAGTTTTACCCGTGATGTAATAAACAATGACATTGCGGAGATTATTTACAATGGTGACGACGAGGGGCTAAAGCAGTACAAAGTAAAGCACGTGTTTTTTCCATTCAATGGTAAGAGTAGTGAAGAAATTGCTATGCTATTAAGCACGCAGTACGTAAGTGAGAAAACTAAGATACTTTATTCTAATTTTGAAACGATGTTTACAGAACTAGAGCGTGAAAATAAGGGTTTTTACGGCTTTAAGCTGGATAAACAATGGGAACTACTTAACGCAAAGGTAGAGGCTTACAAAGAGGAGATTTTAAGTTCAGACCCAATGACTATAAACTTTAACAGCACGGGTAACAACGAGGCTGGAGATAAAACAGATGGGGAGAACCCAGCAGGCACAGATGATGCCGCACCAGCTGGAGCAGGAGGTACGGGTGGCGGCGAACCGTCAGCATCCGTAGCAGAGCAAGGTGACAAAGCACCAGTAACCACATAAACTGCAAGGTAATGGATAGAAAAGAGTTACAGAAAATGTTTAAGCAGCGGGATAGCCTTATATCGCAAATTAATACACGATTTGAGGTGCAGATCTCGGCGAGCCAGCGTGATTTACTGCGTATGTTTATGGAGCAGTTTGCTGATAAATTGCAGTTCGACGACGATAAGCGCATTATTAATAATCAGTATAATCGCACCCTCCTGTTAAGCGTGGATAAATTGTTTAATGATTACGGTAAGGGTAATAACCCCTTAATTCTAGAAAGCCTGATAACGGGTGTAAGTAGTATAATGGATTTTAACGCCAAATATTACAGCAATTTTGAAAGCAAAGCTAAATTACTACCTATAAGGGCAAGGGTGCAGGAGAATGTAAAGGGTTGGCTGGGGATTGAAGAAAACACCACAAAGCCTAACGGCTATCTTGATACGCTGGTTAAGTCGGAGCAGGTTAAAAACACGCTAAAGCAAAGCGTTATGAAAATGGTTTACGGACAGGAGGGCTACGATAGCACACGTAAGCAGCTGGCTAAACTCATAGAGGGCGACAGGGACGGGCTGGGTGCTTTGCAAAAGTACCACCGTAATTTTAGCTACGACCTTTACTCGCAGATAGACCGAGCCACAGCCAAAACGTATGCAGATGATTTGAAATTTGAGTTTGCTATTTACGAGGGAGGTATAATTCAGACCAGCCGTGAGTTTTGCAAAGACCATAATGGGAATGTATACCATCGGACAGAGATAGAGGCTTTTAATCCAAAAGTAGCAAAGCAACCCGATTACAATCCCTTTACAGACCTTGGCGGGTACGCTTGTCGTCATCATTTAAACTGGATTCCAACAACACTTGCATTGGCAATGCGCCCAGATGCAAGGAGATTTTTAATTGCAGCGTAAAAATTAGGAGTATTAAAATAATCTTTTTAGTAAATTTCCCTTTTTAATATAAAACTCGCTTTTTGGCGGGTTTTTTTTGCTAATAACAAAATTTGATTAACTTTGGCAAACAATTTAAAATAATCTTACAAATGGCTAAAAATCTTTTAAACAACGAAGAACGCCTTTTGCTCATTG